CGGGCCCCGCGGTAAATACATACTCCATAATGACCACCCATACTCATATTTGAAAGGACACCATCATGGACAACACCATTGACATGACTCCCGAGACAGCTATCAAAGGTCTCGTTGGTCTCCCGATCTGGTGGGCCGTCGATTCAGTCGTCAGTAAGACTCTCGTCGCCATCGCTCCCGCACCTGTAAAACTCCCTGCGAAGATTGCATTTGCGGTCGGTCGCTACGCGATTTCCTTTGTCGTCTCTGAGACGGTTACCGACCGGTTCGTGAACACCAACTACCGCATGATTCGCGACATCGTGACAAACGTCAAGGCCGCTGTTCGTGACGAGTCTGAAGAAGACGAGTCCAAGTGACCATTTCCTATCCATCCTAACACGGTGGATAGGTCTTTCATTTTAAGGAGACCACACATGAGCGATATTCCGACTCGCGATAGCTTCCCGTCAAACCAGGAGCCTAAGAAGGATGAAACCACTGAGCCCGGGAAGCAGAAACTACAACCCGTCACCAATTCTGCTGTTCAGCGGAAGCCTTCCATCATCCGTCGTGTCAAGAGCGCATTTATCGCGGATGACGCCCGATCAATTGGTAGCTTCCTGCTCGAGGATGTTGTCATACCAACCGCAAAGTCCCTCATTTCGGATGTGGTTACAAACGCGATCGAGCGAGCACTTTACGGAGAGTCTCGAGGGCGCCCCATGTCGAGTTCTCGGATCTCTACGCGCGGCTACACACCCTACAATCGAGTCTATAGCTCAGGCTCCCGAGTCACACCTCCAGACGATGGTCCTGGTGACCGCCGAGAACTGTCTCGAGAGGCTCGACGAAGCCACGACTTTGGCGAAATTGTGTTTGCCAGCCGTGTTGAGGCCTATGAGGTCCTGGATAGGCTCAATGATCAGATTAAGAACTTCGACATCGCAACCGTCGGTGATCTACTTGACCTCGCTGGGATCACCTCAACTCATGTGGACGAGAACTGGGGGTGGCGCACGCTCGCTACGACTCAGGTCCGCCGTGTTCGTGACGGATACATCCTTGACCTCGAAAGGCCTGTGAAGATCTGATGACTATCTTCGAGATGAAGCAGAAGCTTCGTGAACTGTACGGACAGCATTGGCAGAAGCGCGTTGACAAGATGAACGACGCACAAGTCGTCGCCATTTTCAAGAAGTTTGTCGCTAGCGGCAAGATCAAGAACTAAGGAGAACCATGAATACTTCAACTGTGACCCGCGTATTCTCGCAGGTCGGAATGAAACTCAGCAAGCACTCACCGCATATCCTCATTGCTTCCGGCATTATCGCAATGGGTGCGGGTGTCGTTTCAGCGGCTCTTGAGACCTCGGCGGCGTCTGAGAACGAGGAGCTTGCAGCACACCTCGGCGCTTGGTCGACTGTGACCAGCGAGACCGTCGAGGACAAGCGTGTTTATATCTCGGCGAAGGGTATTCTCGGCGCCAAGATTGCTAAGAACTTCCTCTTCGCATATCGCAAGACTCTTCTGTTCACGACGTGCGGTGCGGCGCTTATTGTCTCTGGACACGCCATTCAGACTCGTCGTTACCTCGGACTTGTCGCGGCATATTCTGCCGTAGACCGCGCTCTCAAGAACTACAAGGCTGGCATTGCTGAGGTCTTCGGATCTGAGGGTGTCCGCAAGATGCAGAACTGGGTCAACGAGCGCTCTCAGGACGAGTTTGTTCCTGAGGAGGCGGGTGATGACAAACCCATCGTCAAGGATCTCGAGGATCTCAAGGCGATGGGTATTCGACCGCATCGGATCGATATCGAAGGCCTGTCTCCCTATGCTCGGGTTTACGGCCCCGGCTGCGAGGATTGGGAGGGCAATCGCGATCACGATGAGATCATGCTCTCAACTACCCAGGCATATTTCAACGATCGCCTCGTGGCCCGAGGCCATGTCTTCCTCAATGAGGTTTACGATGCCCTTGGTATCAGCCGTACTCCTGCTGGCGCTGTGGTTGGCTGGACCTACGACCGGAACGGCGATAACTATGTGGATCTTAACATCGGTGACTATATCGATGATTACGTCGGCGATGGTGACTCGACCGAGGTTTACCGCTCCTGGATTATCGACCCCAACGTCCAGGGCGTCATCTGGGACCAGATCTAAGAACTAGAAAAGAAAGGACACTAAAATGAACACCACCGTGAAGGTGGCGCTGGCCTTTGCGGTCGGTGCTCTCGTCGGAGCCCTAGCGGCTCGTCATTTCGCCGAGAAGGAGCACGAAGCTCGTCTCTCTGAGGAAGTTGAAGCCATTCGTCATTTCTACGAGACCAAACTCAAGCTTGAGACCGATAGGATCAAGAATGGTGAGGAAGTCAAGCCGGTGAAGTCCAAGCACACCGACATGCTCGGTCGTCCGATCCCTGGACACGAGTACGAGGCGATGCAGGATCAACAGCGCGGATCCCTGTGGACCAACCCGCCTGACTTCGACCAGGTCGCCCCTCTCGAGGACGATATCGATATGCCGATCGATCCGGATCCGCCGGTGGACGCATACATGTTCGACGACGAGGCGCAGGCTGTCATGAAGCTCTACATGGGTTACGAGCAGCATGAGCTTCCTCTTATTCGCGTCACCGAAGACAGCTTCTGGCGTGGTTGGGGAGAGTTCCCTTGTCTCGAGATGCACTATCTGGCTGACGATAACCTTCTGTTCCTTGCGGACGACGAGTCCATCATTCCCGATATTCGAGCCAAGGCTTACATCGAGAACGCTATCGACGACATGGTCGACTTCGACGTTGACGAGACTCGAAGCGTTAAGTATCTTCGCAACTTCCGTGAAGAGACTGATATTCAGCTGTTCTTCCACAACTGTGGCCTTGAGGAGTTTCTCGAGGAGCAGGAGATCCCTATGAATCGAGTGAAGACCCTTGACTGAAGTATATTTCGAATGGCTCGTCAAGAAGACGGGCATGGATCGCTTCACTAAGAATCTTGCGAAGACTCACTGGATCCTTCTTGAGATTCTCTTCCAGAGCGAGTTCATCGTCTGGCATGTGATGGACGACAACCAGGTGGGTCATGCTCAGTACATGCGCGAGACATTTGCGTATGAGACTCAGCGTGATGTGCCGCAGTCCTGGGTTGATTCCGAGGTCTCGATTCTCGAGGTCTTGGTATCTCTGAGCGAACGATTGTCTATTCGTATCTCGAATCCGGTCGAATGGTTCTGGACGCTTCTCCAGAATGCCGGTCTCGAGCAATATTCTGATGCAGAGCTCCAAGAGCCGGCTGGGCAGCCCCGACTCGAGGTTGAGCATATTCTGTCAGAACTTATGGATGGACGACGTTCGTTCTTCCCTCTGCCGGATTCGGCATATCTCAACTTCCCCGAGCTCGAGGGCCGTATTCCGGTCCAAAGCGAGCTTGACATGTGGACCCAGGCGAACTACTGGATCAGGGCCACATATCGCATTTGATAGAAAGGAGCCGCGATGGATTTCGTGAAAGCGACAGTCCAGCAGGGCAAGAAGAACGAGTGGCGGGTGACCCCATCGTTCCGCGTTGGTCGCATGACTGACGTGATGGTCCGAGGTGGCGACTTCTACGCTGTGTGGGACCCTCGCAAGGGTCTGTGGTCTACGGAAGAGTACGACCTTCAGGAGTTGGTTGACGCCGAGCTTACGAAGCTCTATCGGGAGCAACAGAGTAAGCTTTCCGGCGATGTTAACCTTTCCTTGATGAGTTCGTATAATTCTCAGAGTTGGACGATCTATCGTCGATGGATCAAGAACCTCCCTGACTCATTTACACAACTGGATCGGAAACTGGTCTTTGCGGACGACGAACCTCGTCGCGAGGACTACGCGAGTAAGAGACTTCCATATTCTCTGAAGTCTGGTCCGACCGATAGTTGGGACAAGCTTGTCTCGACTTTGTATGACGAGGACAACCGTCGTAAGATTGAATGGGCTGTTGGATCTATATTCGAAGGCGATTCGAAGTGGATCCAGAAGTTCTTCGTCTTCTACGGTGAGGGCGGCTCGGGTAAGTCGACGATCATCAACATCATCGAGAGATTGTTCGAGGGATATTCTGCCTCGTTCAAGTCGCAGGCACTTGCTAGTGGGAACAACCGTTTTGCTCTGGCACCGCTTGCTTCGAACCCTCTCGTTGCTCTAGAGCACGATGGTAATCTTTCTCGTATCGCTGATAACACGGTTCTCAACAGCCTTATCGCACACGAGAAGATGCCCATTGATGAGAAATTCAAGTCGGCTTACGAGATGAAGTTCGACTGTATGGTCTTTATGGGCACCAACTCTCCGATCCACATTACGGACACCAAGTCTGGACTCATCCGGAGGTTGATCGATATTTGTCCATCGGGGAACCGTGTTCCTCATGGGGAGTACGATCAACTCGTTCGTGATATCTACGCTCATCTCGGTGAGCTCGCTACGCACTGCATCGAGGTCTATAAGCATTATGGTCCTCACTACTACGATGCATACAAGCCTCTCTCTATGATGTACAAGACGAACTTCTTGTACGCATTCGTGGAGGATAATCTTGATGAGTTTGACGGCGGAATCTCGCTCAGGTCCGCTTATGCTCGGTATCAAGAATATTGCGAAGAGAGCAACATCAATCGGATGCCTAAGAACAAGTTCAAAGACGAGTTCAAGGCATTCTTCCATATTTTCAAGCAACAGTCTCGAACTGACTCGGGGTCGAAGGTTAACAACTTCTACCAGTCAATCAAGCTCGATCTGTTCAACATCACAGAATTGCACGCAGAACCCAAGAAGGAGTACCGTCTTGAATTGGATAAGTCTGTGTCTCTTCTTGACGATGATCTCGCTAGTTGTCCTGCTCAGTTGGCGCGGGACGGAATACCTGCTAGCAAATGGGACAGTGTGGACACCGTTCTCAGCGACATCGACACGAAGGAAGAGCACTACGTCAGACCGCCGGTCAATCATATCGTCATCGACTTCGATCTTAAGGTCGACGGCGAGAAGAGTAAGGAGCGCAATCTCGAAGCTGCGTCCAAATGGCCGCCAACCTATGCAGAGTATAGCAAAGGCGGTAGCGGCATCCACCTCCACTACATCTACGAGGGCGATCCTACACAGCTCTCAGCCATGTATGACGACAACATCGAAGTCAAGGTGTTCTCGGGCAAGGCTAGTCTCCGGCGTCGATTGTCGCTATGCAACGATCTACCGGTTGCGACGATATCGGAGGGGCTACCGCTCAAGGAGCGCAAAGTGATCGATATTCAGGTGATGAAGAACGAGGACACGCTCCGAGATCTTATCGTTCGAAATCTCAAGAAGGAGATTCATCCTGCCACTCGTCCGTCTGTAGACTTCATCAAGAAGGTCTTGGACGATGCGTACGAGCAGGGCATGGATTACGACCTCCGCGTCATGAAGCCGACCGTTATTCGGTTCGCTGCGAACTCCACCAATCAGAGCGAGTACTGCCTCAAGCTTATCGAGCAGATGCATTTCTGCGGTAAGAAGAACGAGGAGGAGTTCCGCGAGATTGTCCAGGAGAAGCGCAAGGATCCGGATGGTGATATTGTCTTCTGGGACGTTGAGGTATTTCCCAACCTATTCCTTGTGAACTGGAAGGTCCGGGGTTCCAAGAAGGTCGCCAGGATGATCAACCCTACCGCCGAAGATCTTGAGCCGCTTCTCAAGTTCAAATTGGTTGGGTTCAACTGCCGTCGGTACGATAACCATATCATGTATGGACGGATGCTTGGTTATAACAACTACGAGTTGTTCCAGCTGAGTCAGCGGATCATCAACGGCGAGAAGGACGCAATGTTCGCCGAGGCTTACAACATGAGCTACGCGGATATTTACGACTTCGCCTCCAAGAAGCAGTCTCTCAAGAAGTGGGAGATTGAGCTCGGTCTGGTCCACAAGGAGCTTGACTATCCTTGGGATGAGCCTGTTCCGGAGGATAAGTGGATCAAGGTCGCTGAGTACTGTGATAACGATGTTATTGCTACTGAAGCGGTCTTCGACGCTCGTCACGAGGACTGGGTCGCTCGAGAGATTCTTGCGAAGATCTCGGGGCTTCCGATCAATGCCTCAACAAACGCTCACACAACGAAGATTGTATTCGGGAACAACCGTCATCCGCAGAGCCAGTTTGTTTATACAGACCTGCGGAAGGAGTTCCCCGGATACGAGTACAAACAGAAGGTGAATGATGAGGGCCGTATCCTCGGTATGGAGTCTACCTATAAAGGCTTCGTTACCGGTGAGGGTGGGTTCGTCCATGCGAAGCCGGGCATTTACTACAACGTTGCGCTCCTCGACGTTGCCAGTATGCACCCCTCCAGCATCGAGAACCTCAACCTATTCGGGGATGAGTACACGAAGCGATATTCGGAGATCAAGCAGGCTCGAGTCGCCATCAAGCGTGGCGATCACGAGAAGGCCCGCACTCTTCTGAATGGAGTTCTCTCACAATTCCTCGATGAGGGTGTGGACAACAAGGCACTTGCGGACTCGCTGAAGATTGTTATCAACAGCGTTTACGGCTTGACTGCTGCGAAGTTCCCGAACGCCTTCCGAGACCCGAGGAACGTAGACAACATCGTCGCCAAGCGGGGCGCTTTGTTCATGGTGGATCTTCTCGAGTACGTCGAGAACGAAGGATTCACTGTCGCACATATTAAGACGGACTCCATCAAGATTCCTGAGGCAACTCCTGAGATTATTCAGAAGGTTATTGACTTCGGGAAGAAGTACGGATACGAGTTCGAGCACGAGGCCACTTACGAGCGTATGTGCCTTGTCAACGACGCCGTTTATATTGCGAAGTATAAGGACGGCGATTGGACAGCCACCGGTGCACAGTTCCAGCACCCGGTCGTATTCAAGCAGCTCTTCTCTCATGAGGAGCTCACATTCCGTGACTACTGCGAAGCTAAGTCGGTCACCTCGAAGATGTATATTCAGAGAGATGACCCGGATCGTTCCCACTTCAGCTTCATCGGTCGAGTCGGTCTCTTTGTTCCTGTGAAGGACGAGCCTGGTATTCCGGGTGGAGCCCTGAAGCGTTACAACGAGAAGACTCAGACCTATGCGGACGTCACAGGTACCAAGGGATACAAGTGGGAGGACGCAACACTTATCGAGAAGGCGAACAAACCCGAATGGATCGATAAGACATACGCACGGTCGCTGGTCGATACGGCAGTGGCCACCATCAACAAGTTTGGCGATTTCGAGGAATTCGTCAAGGCAGCCTGAAAGGACAACAATCATGGGACGACGTTACGGTCTCGGAAGCTTCCTCTTCGACATTTTCATGATCACGATCACAAGCGGTCTGTGGCTTATCTGGATCTTCGTTAGGGAGATGCGTCGGAGATGAGCCTCATTGTTTCCGCTGCGGATATTCTTGCCCAGATCGGGGACGATGATGAAGGTGAGCCTGCGCAAGAGCTTACTTTTGCCCGTAAGTGGATCAAGAACTCCATGGGGAAGACTCTTCGAGTAAAATCGAGGGTTCTTCCCCGTGGAGGGAACACTAATGGGTACACCATCGAGATCACGATCCCCAAGGTTCGTAACCGCGCGACAATCGACCGAATGAACGAAGATCTTTGCGATTTTCTAGACGCGCTGATCGACGAGTACAACATTCCGAAAAGGATTCGAAAATGAGCACCTCTTTTTACATTGCAAGCGCCAACAGCCTTTCCGACGCCGACGAGAAGCTGTATATGGACAACAAGCGCCCCAAGATCGTAATCACTGCGATCGACCCGGCAGACGGCACGGGTACCTGTATTCGCAATGCTACACCTCTTCCGACCAAGAACGGCGAGTTTCGATTCGCGGACGAAGGCGGGCAGGTCTTCCGGTATCCTAAGGACGAGTGGGTTATGTTCCGCTTTCGGGCGAACAACGATATTCTCCTGGTTCCTAAGGAGTGCCACACAGTCACGAACCGACTTCCGAAGGAGACGAAGTGAGCCTGTACAACCCCGACGACTTGAAGGTTGTCGACACCGAAGACGGCGGAGTGGATATCGTGTTTCACCTCACCCAAGGAAGCCTAGAACGTATCGACTTCGTCAAGATCGTTCAGCTTTACGCGGGAATGATTCAGGAGGGAATCAACGCGACTAGGTCTTACGCGTCTCAGGTTCTCTCTGAGAAGAAGGAGGACGCCAATGAGTCTGCTTGAAGAGATCGACAAGTGCATGACTAAGATGACCGAGCACAAGAACGCAGCTCGGCATCTCATGCAGATGGCGCTCGAGGAACGAAATCAGTCCTCGATCTGGGAGAAGCAAGCCGAAGAGCTTCTCAAGAAGTTGGAAACACTGGAAGCGAATGGAGAGACCGATGAGTGACAACAAGAAGACACCTTTTCAGATTCTACAGTCCGGTAACGACGAGGTGATGCCGGTCACCATTCTCGAGAAGCTCGACCCCGAGGAGATCGATCGCCTGTTGTCCTATGCTCAGGATCCTCGAGAGTACGTGACCGCGCACTGATATTCGCGACAGAAACATGGGGCATAGTGACCACCACAGAAAGGACGCCTCATGTTCACCATCGAACCAGGCGGCATCACCGATGTTTGTGTTGCCATTTTCGTTTTCTCGCTAATCTTTGCGATTGTCTGCCTCTCCAGGCTGGCCGTCGTTCTATGGCGTTGGAGCGAAGAGCCAACCGAAGATCGGGGTGCCGCCCCTCGACCCACCATGACCACCCACTGATTCAGATCAGATTCTATCCGCAACACAGCGGATAGGGTCTTCCCAAGAAAGGATACCACCATGAGTAAGATGCTCGTCACGACTGGCGAGAGCCGCATTGTATGTGTTATTTCTCCCGATGAGACTTCTGGAGAGATGACCGTTACTATGAACTTCGAGCCCGGCAAGACGATTGAGGACAAGAAGGCTATCATGGACAAGCTGGACGAGGCTGTCGCCGAGATCATTAAGGAGTACAACTGATGAATGCCGTCGATATTCTGGATGGTAAGAATCTCACGATTCGTGGTTTCAACATCTCTACCGAAAGCCGACGATCAACCATGAAGGACAGCGCGCCTTCAGCGGATATTTTCGTCCACGTCGACTTCTGGCGAAACGTCGAGCCCACTAAGCAAGCCGAGATTCTCAACGAGATTGAGGACGCAATCGCGAATGTGCTCGAAGAGCGACGATGACTGTGTCGGGCCTCTCAAGTTAGGGGCCCGATATAAGTCTTCCCGGATGAACCAAATCAGAATCACCCTAGAGAAGATCAACAGGACAGCCGAAGCAGTTCTTAAAGAGGAGGACACTCGAATGAATGCTTTGGCTTTGTTGAAGGCGTCATATTGGATGGCGCATCTGTCTTCAGGGATCGCAGAACATGTCAGACTACAACCACAGGAGTACCCAAATGAACGACGTCACACTTCGTAATGTCCGAATCATCTTCCGGAACTTCGCCGGAGCCCCCACCAAGTTCAACCCGTCTGGAGGGAAGCGGACGTTCTCTGTTCTCCTCAACCAGAACGAGGCGGACGAGCTCAGCGGAATGGGATTCAACGTCAAGGCCCTCAAGCAGCGAGACCCCGACGAGGATCCGGCGTTCCATCTTCCCGTGGAGGTTTCCTACCGGGTCAAGCCTCCGCGCATCATCTTCATCTCTAACCAGGGGCGCAAGCGTACGGTTATTGATGAGGACACGGTCAACCTCATTGACTACACCGATATCGAGAAGATCGATCTGACCATCAATCCCTACGAGTGGGAGATGGAGAACGCTCGAGGCGTGAAGGCGTACCTCAAGACGATGTACATCACCATTCGCGAGGACGAGCTCGATATCGAGTACAACCAGGACTTCGGACCGGAAGTTCCTGACGGCTACGAGGAGTAATAGACTTCTCGTTTTTCCGGGGAGGGGTTCTTGGATCTTCTAATCTGAGAGCCCCTCCCTTGCCCAACTTTAAGGAGACCACACCATGAAGACTGTAAACGACATCCCAGAACTCTTCGACACGCAGGATTCCAACGACAAGCGTATCCTCATCAACATCCCTGACGAGTCCCGACCGTTTATTCTGTTGGACTACAACCACTGTTTTGACTGGACCATTGAGCAGTACGACGGCGAGATCGAGCTGACTCTTCTCGACCGTGATACGCGAACTGTGATTCGGCGATCATATCCTGATTACCAGCAGATCGTTACGGACGGTCAGAACATCATGGTTCTCTCGAGCAGGACCACAGACCGTCTCGAGCGATATCGTAGGGAGGCCGCTGTCGATGGAGTCGTCATGCAGTTCAGGCGAGCTAACGGGCTTGGTAACTACACCTGGTCCGATATTCGCTGTATCGACGAAGACCACTCCATCGCAGTTATCGAGGCGTGTGAGAGCTATTCGAACGACCTGCATATTATCGTGGTCACCTCAGAGACGAAGATTATTCCGCAGGACGAGCCTCATACTTATCTGCTCGAAGGCGAGTACTTCGTCAACAAGACAACCCTCAAGGCACCGCTACACTGAGGAGTAGACCAATGACCATGTATACCGGGACCGAGGCTCTCCGCGAATTCTGGGCAGAACTCGAAGCCCGCATGACTATGGGGAATCGTCTCTTTTATATTCGATTCGAAAACGCCGAACGGACATTCCTTACCTACCGCATCAACTCGACGAAGGGGCGAGTATATCTCAATTGCGCGTGCTGGGAGGACCAGATCCCAATTCGTTACTTGTTCGTTTTTGAGCACGATCAGATTGTTGTTCGGACAGGATTCAAGGACTCGAGCGGGCGGGAGCTCGTACTTATTGACACAGGGAGCGATAATGGCTGAGTATCTCGTCACTAAACAGGACGTCATAAAATACATGAAGAAGTTGGAAGAAGGCTCTAAGGCTTGCACCAACTACTTCATCAAGGACTCCAACGAAGACAAGATCTATATGGTCTACGACGTCAGTACGGACGAACACGGGGTCCGGTTCACTGGTGTAGATGTTGAAGATCTAGCCATCGAGCATCGGACTCTGCTATATGACTACGAGAAGATCAAGGTCACTAAGGCGGAGCCGGATTATGCAGGTCGTATGATCATCACCATCGATGAGGAGCTTCGGGTTACATCCGGCGAGCTACCGTTCATCTTCGATACGTATGCGGGACTGAACCGACGGCTCGAAGTCGTTCTGGATGACGAGTCATATTACGTGACCGGCGTTCGGGAATTCTCCGGGGAGACGCCATATATCATCGTGTTGGAGCTTCTTCGAAAGAAGGATGGTCTCGTCAAGGATTTCACCTCGAGGCGGAAGATGCTCTGGTCTCGCGATTCCAAAAACTACCACAAATTCACAGCAACGAAGGATGCACTGTAATGAGCGACAACATTTTCACCACCATCAAGGATGATCTCGACAACTACTGGTACCCTCGAATTCTTGGCGTGTATGCTCGTGAGGAGCCTTTCGTCGTTACGGACGTTGATCTCGATCAGACACCGGCGGGCGACGATATCGTGATGTTCTACGGACTTTTCGTGAACGAGACCATTCGCCGAGAGGTGGGAATCTACCCCGAGGACTTCACGCTCGAGCCTAGCGGGCGTTGTGGATCTAAGACGTATCGTATCGCTAAGATCGATAAAGGTCCCGAGATCATCAAGATGTCCGACGCCATCAAGCGATGGGGTGAGCTTTCTGCTTCCGGCGAGAAGTTCGAGATCTCCATCAATATCGACGGTAACGAGACGTTCCATGCCCACGACTACTACTGGGATGGTTCGTCTGACTGGGTTGTTCTGAAGGGGCACAACGATATCCGTGACGAGCACTTCATGTATATTCCCGGCACCACGGAAGCCAAGGTCTACGACGATAACGGTGTGTATGTTGTAGACTTCGACCAGATCTTCACACACTGACCACAAAAGGAGCACCACCATGAACACCTCTTACCCCCTCGTGAACGGCGAGCTCGTTCTGTCCTCCTGGTACTCGGCTTCGGGTCTCTGCCCGTCGATCGGGAGCTACGACAACATCTACGACTCCATCAAGACCATCGCTATGACTGAGACGGCATGGTACTTCCTGGACGAGAACTGCAACATTCACATGCGGCTTTCTCACGAACACTGGAGGAAGTACGAGCACGACGGTCGTTTCCACTTCATGTCGCTCAAGGCCCGAGAGACCGCGGTGAAGGAAGTGTGCGACGCCATTTCCTCGTTCGACACGAAGGACATCCAAGCTGTTCTGACCCACATCAAGGATCGTCTGGAGGTTATCGATGCCGAACTCGACCGATGAGAACATGCAAGAGGTACACAACTACCTCGTAGAAACCGCAGAGACGTATATCCGACACGACATTCGATACAGCGAGGTAACCCTAATGTCTGACTCACCATTTTCTCTCCGAAACTACAACGCCACTGGCTGGACCTTCACCTGGTACTCTCCCGAGGGTGAGCGAAAGTGGGAGATCGAGGATCTCTTCATCGATGACGAGTGCGTCTACATCGGACCCAAGGCGGACGGAGTCAAGCTGATCACCATCAAGAAGAAGCGCGTGAATCTCAGGATCAACTGGGGTAGGCGTACCATCACCTACAAAGGCTCTGTGGACGGATTCGACACGTGGGGTGAAGACAATGGGTGACCGCAACGAAGAAGTTATCGAGGAGATGCGGCGCGATTTCCTGAAGTACGATCTTCAGTACTGCATCGTTGAGCTCTATACTTCTGAGGATCTCCCGCCAATCTACACCTATATCTCTCAGGGGGTTCCGGTGTTCTGGAAGACTACAGACCCCAACGGTTCTATCAGGTGCCACATGAGGGTTTACGACATCAACCAGAATCGCAACACCCAGTTGAGCTGGTGGAATGGTGTGTTGAAGTGGGATTTGTCTAGAGTTCGACTCACTCGACATGATCCTAAGGAGATGATGGCCGGTGTCGCACAATGAGAGGGCGCTACTGGGTGAACTTCTGCTTGCAGATCGCATCCGCTCTTATCGAGAGCCTCGAAGCAATCGCAAGTGGATTTTTCGCATTCTTGGATCTGTTGGCGGCGGGGGTATGTGCTCTGAACCGATTCTCACGAAGAGTGGGTTCATTAAGTTTACAGCACGCTGCCTCTGCTCCGAGATCATGACCCGGCAGGACAACCCGCTTCTCGAGGTTGACTTCGCCGCACGCGTTATTCGGCTGCACGAGTACGACAAGGACCACCCTTGGTACAGTGCCGCAACTCTAGGGAACAGTGCGGTATACTACCGCTCGACCCTGATCGCCGACGAAGGTAACTTCCCGGCTGCCTGATCACTCTCGGGGAGGCTCNCTAAGAGCCTCCCCGCACCCATTATATTTCACGAAAGGACCACCATGTTTATCAACCACGACATCTGCGACCGCTATTTTCCCGAGTACGATCTGGTCGGGCGCTGGATCGGAAACCTCGTCGGGCATCCGGACTACTACATCTCAGAGGAGGGGCGAGTCGTCCGTTACCGCAAGTCGACTGGTAACTCATATCTCAGGGCGCTCTGTGTGGGTCAAAGTGGGTACTACACGACGAATATCCGGGAATTAGAGACTGGTAGGAACCGGATGTTCTACAACCACATTCTTGTATACAAGGCGTTCGTAGGTGACTATGACCCGTCAACACATAATCTCTGGTTCATTGACGGAGACCCGCTCAACCCTCGTCTCGATAATCTTGAGTTGATCACCCGCTCTGAGAAGGGCAAGCGAGTCGACTATATGAAGCGTGACGTTGACTGGTCCGCTATTGTTGATGAGTTCGGAGCACTGGTATGAGCATCCCAGGAAGGATCTATAATGCATCTACGGCCGCATCAGCGAGAGGCTTTGCAGAAACTATCGAACGGCAAGGTTTTATGCGGGTCGGTTGGCTCGGGGAAGAGTCTGACGGCGGTGGTTTACTGGTATACGACGATCTGCGGGGGTGGTGTGAACCCTTTGAGAGCCAGACGGACGCATATCCCGTGCTATGTGATCACGACTGCCAAGAAGAGGAACGACCATGAGTGGGATCTCGAGTTCGCCCGGGTCGGCGTAGATAGGAGTGAGGAGAATGGGGATGTCCACGTCCTTGCCTGGAATGAGATCCACAAGGTGGAGAATGTCACCGAAGCGTTCTTCATATTCGACGAACAACGAGCAAGCGGATCAGGAAAATGGGCTCGAACATTTATCAAGATCGCTCGGAGAAACCGATGGATCATGTTATCCGCAACTCCTGGAGATGTATGGCTCGACTATATCCCGTTGTTTGTCGCAAATGGTTTCTACAGGAACCGAACGGAGTTCCTCAGACGTCATGTTGTCTTCAACAACTTCGCCAAGTTCCCCCAGGTCCAACGATATCTTGATACGGGGGTTCTTGATCGTCGCAGACGGCAGATCCTGGTGGACATGCCTGTCGCTAGGCACACCGAGCGTGTGAGACACGATATTCGAGTAGACTACGATAAGGAGCCTTATGAGCAAGCCCTCAAGACCAGATTCAACCCCTACACCGATGAACCAGTACCCAACGCTGGTGCACTCTGCTACCTGCTCCGGAGACTTGTCAACGATAATCGCCGAAAGTATCATGCTGTTCTCGGCATTCTCGAAAGGCACCCCAGACTGGTGGTCTTCTACAACTTCGACTACGAACTCGATATCCTGCGAGGACTTGAGGAAGAGGGTTACCGGATTGCTGAGTACAACGGACACCGGCATGACCCCCTGCCTGAAGGATCCAACTGGGTCTATCTAGTTCAGTACACTTCTGGCGCTGAAGGATGGAATTGTGTCACGACAGACACGATGGTATTCTTCTCTCTGAACTATTCTTACCGAACCATGGAGCAGGCGGAAGGTCGCATCGATCGACTCAACACTCCATATTCTCGGCTGAACTACTATCGTCTGATGACGGATTCTCCGATCGACAAGGCGATTCTGGCGGCCATATATCGGAAGAAGAAGTTCAACGAACGGGCTTTTGTGGACGCCTTGTAGCGTCTGTGAGAGTCTGTTTGGGCTGTGCGGACGCCCATACTACCCAGGATTCTGTACCATTTTCCGTGGTACAAAGTGGTACAAGCGTGGAAAAAAGTGGTACAAACCGCTTCAAACGCCATCACTGGACCCTGGGTAGTATGGGCATTGTACCATTTTTGTACCATTTTTGTACGTTTGCCATCACTTCCCCTGAAACGTTGCAATTCCAACGAAAAGTGGCAATTTGGCGAAAATCTTGTACGTTTGCCATCACTTCCCCTGAAACGTTGCAATTCCAACGAAAAGTGGCAATCTTGTACCATTTTACCACTTTTTTCTCTATTAATGGTTGAAAGTAAAAAATTAAAGAAATAAAAAAGAAGTACGAGATTTTTTGGTACAATGGTACAAATACATCAGTGCCCCCTTGTAGGAAACTTCGCATATAATGAATAGAAGGAGCAGAATGGGGCTAAACCGCTCTTTTTACCGTGCGCCATTTGCTACCATGGCGTCTAAGGCTTTCGTGTCCTTTCGGCCTCTCGGTATCAGGGTAGAGATTATGGGGATGGTCCGTGTTTAGTGACCCTCTGCTCCTTCTATATAAGTCTTATGCGAAAGGACATCGCGAATGGCTCGAGAGAGCATATTCCAAAAAGGTTTGATTCGAGAGATCAAACAGCGACTTCCGGGATGCCTGGTTCTGAAGAATGACCCGAACCATATTCAAGGCATACCCGATCTCACGGTTCTGTACCAAAACCGTTGGGCCTTTCTTGAAGTCAAGAAATCGGCGAGTGAACCACACCAGCCCAATCAAGACTACTACATCAAGAAAGCGAACGCCGTAGCATTCGGCGCGTTCATATTCCCGGAGAACAAGGAGCAAGTTCTTCATGAACTGGAACAAACACTTAACCCTGGAGGGAGCGCACGCATTCCTTAGTGCGTCCAAGTATTCATGGTTGAACTACGACGACGAGAAGCTTCTGAGTACATTTGCGACTGCGCAAGCCGCTGCGCATGGTACGCGTTTGCATGCGCTCGCTGCGGAGCATATTCGACTCCGAATGAGGATGCCTCGGAACAAGGCGACCTTTAACGCATATGTAAATGATGCCATCGGATTCAAGATGGATCCCGAGGTGGTTCTCTTTTATTCGATCAATGCGTTCGGCACCGCAGATGCTATTTCCTTCGACGACCGTAAAGGCTTTCTGAGAATTCATGACCTGAAGACGGGAAGCGGTCGGGTCAAGATGGATCAGTTGATGGTCTACGCCGCATTGTTCTGCCTCGAGTACGGCGAGAAGCCTGCGTCTCTGGATTACGAACTTCGTATCTACCAGAACGACGATGTCCAGATCTATATCCCAGAGATGGACGACATCTCGCACATCATGTCTCGGATCGTGCATTTCGATAAGCTGATAGAGAAGGCTAAGGAGGAATCGTGATATTCTCAGAAGATGAGCATGACGACTACCTGGCCCACTACGGCATGCCTCGTAGGTCTGGGCGATATCCTTGGGGTTCGGGTAAGGAGCCATATCAGTCCGCCCACGGCTTCAAGGGACAGGTTGAGGCGCTTCGCAAGCAAGGAATGAGTCAGGCTCAAATCGCTAAGGCGATGGGTCTCACCACGACTCAGCTTCGAGCACATATCACGAATGCCAACGCCGAACTCAAGGCTGATAAGGTTCACCGCGCTCTGGAGCTAAAGCAGAAGGGCTTATCCACATCTGCCATCGGTCGAGAGATGGGGCTCAACGAGAGTTCTGTTCGAGAACTCCTTAAGCCTGATGCTCTTGCTCGCAAGGACAAGATCTCTAAGGCTGCTGATATTCTTCGTGAGGATGCCGACAACCGAAAGTATATTGACTTTGGTACCGGTGTCGAGCTCAATCTTGGTGTATCTAACGAACAGCTTAAAGCTGCCGTCGAGATGCTCAAGGAAGAGGGCTACGAGACTCATGACGTATATTTGAAGCAGGCAGGGACTGATCGCTATACCAACATCCGTGTCCTAACTCCTCCCGGAGTACCTAAATCTGAGGTGGTGAAGAACCTTGACAAGATTCGTACTCCTGGCGTTGTCGTCAATGATGGGGATATCACTACTGGTATTCGCAAGCCTACTAACCTCGACTCGAAACGGCTCGAGGTTAAGTACGGCCCGGACGGTGGTAGCGACATGGATGGTGTTATTGAGCTCCGCCGCGGTGTTCCTGACCTTGATCTGGGTCGTAGCTCATATGCTCAGGTCCGTGTTGCTGTGGATGGCAGCCATTATCTAAAGGGTATGGCTATGTATTCCGATGATCTTCCTAAAGGTGTTGATGTTCGATTCAATACCAATAAGAAGAACACCGGAAATAAGCTCGACGCCCTCAAACCTCTGAAATCCGACCCCGATAATCCGTTTGGTGCGACTATTCGTCGTCAGATGGAGTACACGGGCAAAGATGGAAAGAAGCATCTGTCGCCGCTCAACCTCGTCAATGACGAAGGCTCTTGGGACTCTTGGAGTAAGTCTCTGGCTTCCCAGTTTCTATCCAAGCAGAGTCTCGATATGGCTAAGCGCCAGCTCGGCATCACTCGCAAGAAGTATGAAGACGATTTGCAAGAGATTCTATCTCTTACGAACCCGGTCATCAAGCGAAAGCTTCTTGAGAAGTTTGCAGAGACGGTTGATTCCGCTTCCGTGCATCTGAAAGCTGCCGCTCTACCGCGCCAGGCTGCTCAGGTTCTCCTTCCGCTTAAGAATATTAAACCTAACGAGATCTATGCCCCTAACTTCAAACATGGGGAGCGAGTTGCGCTGGTCCGATATCCGCATGGCGGCACTTTCGAGATCCCTGAGTTGGTTGTCAACAACAAATTCAAGGACGGAAAGCGTCTCATCACTCCCAAGGCTAAAGATGCTGTGGGTATTCATCCTTCAGTTGCTGAGCGTTTGTCTGGGGCAGACTTCGATGGGGATAACGCAGTAGTCATTCCTCTCGGTGGAACCACTAAAGTTAAGACCACCCCAACTCTTCGTGGTCTTAAAGGTTTCGACCCCAAGACTGCATATCCTGCGGTTCCGGGTATGAAGCGTATGACCAATACGCAGACCGAGATGGGTAAGATTAGTAATCTGATTACTGATATGACCCTCCACGATGCTAAGCCTTCGGAGATTGCCCGAGCGGTTCGCCACTCCATGGTAGTCATCGACGCCGAGAAGCACGGATTGAATTACGTTCAGTCGGAGAAAGACAATGGTATTTCTCAACTAAAGAAGAAGTACCAGAATGGAGGCGGCGCTTCCACTCTTATTTCTCTGGCTAAGTCTAAGGCTTATGTTCCTGAGCGTAAACTTAGGCGTGCTTCTGAAGGCGGTCATATAGACCCCAAGACTGGTGAGCTCATTTACAAGGAGACTGGTAGGTATTATACCAAGACCCTTAAGAATGGAACCACCAAGAAGGTTTATTATCAGACCAAGACAAATAAAATGAGTACGGTTAAGAACGCCCACTCATTATCTTCTGGTACTGATATGGAAGCTTTATATGCCGACCATGCTAATAAGCTGAAGGCCATGGCTAATAAAGCTCGACTGCAATCTATTCGTCAGCCATCTCTGGTAAAGAACCCCCGTACCGCTAAGGAGTACGCCCCTGAGGTTTCATCCCTACGGGCTAAACTTAATACCGCCCTTAAGAACAAACCCCTAGAGCGCCAGGCTCAGGCGGTTGCTAAGGGTGTGGTGGATGCCAAGCGGGCCTCCAATCCAGACATCGACGATGACGAGATTGCAAAGCTTGAATCGATGGCGTTGAAGACTGCTCGACACAGACTTGGTGCGGACAAGGCTGGCAGTCGGGTAACACCAACTGCTCGAGAGTGGGAAGCCATCCAGAAGGGTGCTGTCTCAAACCACTTCCTCGAACAGATCGTAGCCAACGCCGACATCGAGTACATCAGGCAGCTGGCAACACCTCGAACTCAACGAGGACTGACAGACTCTCAGGCTGCGCGAGCTGAGGCTATGTCAAGGAACGGTGCGACTACTGCTGAGATAGCAGAGGCACTTGGCGTGTCCACGTCCACTGTTCGTCGTGCGATCAACGAATGAACTCATCAGAAAGGAGAGAGCGCACACCATGCTGGTAAGTAGGTTGACAACAACTGACAATCCTTACGACCCCTTTGATGAGTTTGATAAATGGTACCTCTGGGACATCCAACACGGGTACCATACCTCTGCCTACCTAGGTAGGGTGGCTAGGACGTCATCAGATCTTTCAGTTTTTGATGACAACTTAGCGAACGATCAAGCGATCGACGAAATTATTGAAATGAATTTGACCGGGGTATACCGTAAGGTGACCAGGGAGATTGAAATCTGATTTCATTTTGAAATTTCGTCAACCGGGGGGAGGGCTCGCAAAAAAGCACCGCCCCCTGTCAT